GGCCGAAGCCGTTACGGCATTGTCCGCCCTGATGGCAAAAGCAAACGCCGCCATTACGCCTTTACAGGATGCCGTCGATATTGATGATGCCACGGAAGCGGAACGGGCAAGCCTGACCGCCTGGAAAAAATACCGTGTCGCCCTTAACCGGCTGGATTTGTCTGCCGCACCGGATATTACCTGGCCTGAAATTCCCGCTTAATTCATGTAATTCATGCCCCGAAAGGGGCTTTTTTGTATCGAGCACAGTCATATCTGACTGTTCTGGCCAGCGCCTGGTAACACAGTCAAATCCGACTGTGCTGCAGCCACGTTGTGCCATTGTTCAAACATCCCTCCCGCCGTGCCTGATTGTCCCCAACACGCGATGATTGACCTCACCCCAATCACAGGAAAAACACCATGGCTGATTATCATCACGGCGTGCGCGTTGTTGAAATCAATGACGGCACCCGCGTTATCTCCACCGTTTCCACCGCCATCATCGGGATGGTCTGCACCGCAGAAGATGCCGACGCGGCGACCTTCCCGCTGGATACGCCTGTACTCATTACCAACGTACTGACCGCCGCAGGCAAGGCCGGTAAAACCGGCACGCTGCGCGCCTCCCTGATGGCTATCGCCAACCAGGCTAAACCGGTTGTCGTTGTGGTGCGCGTCGCAGTGGGCGAAACCGAAGCGGAAACCACCTCCAATATCATCGGCGGTTCGGACGACACCGGCATGTATACCGGCATGAAAGCCCTGCTGTCTGCGCAGACTGAACTCGGCGTAAAGCCGCGCATTCTCGGCGTGCCGGGTCTGGATAACCAGGAGGTCGCCGCCGCGCTTGCCGCCGTCTGTCAGCAATTGCGTGCATTCGGCTACGTCAGCGCGTACGGCTGTAAAACGGTCTCTGACGCCATCAAGTACCGCGACAATTTCAGCCAGCGTGAGCTGATGGTTGTCTGGCCGGATTTCGTGGCCTGGAACACCACCACCAACGCCAGCGACATCGCCCCCGCCACGGCTTACGCCCTCGGCCTGCGTGCCAAAATCGACGCAGAAACCGGCTGGCATAAAACGCTTTCGAACGTCGGGATCAACGGCGTCACCGGCCTGTCTGCCAGCGTGTACTGGGATTTGCAGACCCCCGGCACCGATGCTGACCTGCTGAACCAGGCGTGTGTAACCACCCTTATCCGCAAGGACGGCTTTAAGTTCTGGGGGCAGCGCACCTGCTCGGATGACCCGCTGTTTTTGTTTGAGAACTACACCCGCACCGCGCAGGTGCTGGCGGACACGATGGCGGAAGCGCACCTGTGGGCGATGGACAGGCCAATGACCCCGACGCTTATCAAAGACATGATTGCGGGCATTAACGCCAAGCTGCGCGAAATGAAAACCGCCGGTCTGATCATTGACGGCACCTGCTGGTATGACGCGGAAGCGAACACCGTTGAAACACTGAAAGCGGGCAAGCTGTTTATTGATTACGACTATACGCCGGTGCCGCCGCTGGAAGATTTAACCCTGCGGCAGCGCATCACCGATCAGTACCTGGCGACGTTCGCCACGGCCATCAACAGCTAAGAGGCGCTAAAACATGGCACTGCCTAAGAAACTGAAATACCTGAACCTGTTTAACGACGGGAACAGCTACCTCGGCACGGTCAGCGCGCTGACGCTGCCGAAACTCACCCGCAAGCTGGAGAACTATCGCGGCGGCGGCATGACCGGTTCCGCCGCCATTGATTTCGGGCTGGACGACGACGCGCTGAGCTTTGAGTGGACGGTGGGCGGGATGGATGAACTGATGCTGAAACAGTGGGGCGCAGTGGATGCCGTGCCGCTGCGCTTTGCCGGTTCCTTCCAGCGCGATGACACCGGTGACACCTCCGCCGTGGAAGTCACGATGCGCGGGCGTCATAAGGAGATGGATTTCGGCGAGTACAAGCAGGGTGAAGACACCGAAACCAAAATCACTACCCAATGCACCTATTTCAAGCTGGTGATTGACGGCAAAGACATGATCGAAGTCGATACCGTGAACATGGTGGAAATCGTCGGCGGCGTTGACCGCGTGGCACAGCACCGCAAAAACATCGGCCTGTAACCCGTAACCCGCGCCGGACACCGGCGCGAAAACTCCCTTTGAAGAAGAGACACCGCTATGTCAGAACACAATGAAAACATCGTTATCCTGGAAGAACCGATCAAACGCGGCGACACGCTGATCGACCAGGTCGAAATCATCAAACCGAACGCTGGACACCTGCGCGGGATTGGCCTGGCGGCGCTGGCGAATGCCGACGTTGACGCGCTGACCGTCATTCTGCCGCGCATTACCGTGCCAAACCTGACCGCCCAGGACTGCAAAAGCCTGAACCTGCCCGACCTGATTGCGATGGCTGGCAAGGTGATTGGTTTTTTATCGCCGAAGTCGGAACAGTAAAACTCCCTGCGGCACTGACCGTTGATGACCTGATGGCGGACGTGGCAGTGATTTTTCACTGGCCGCCGTCAGAACTGAACCCGATGACGCTGACCGAGCTGCTGGTGTGGCGTCATAAGGCCATGCAGCGCAGCGGAGCCACCGACAGTGAGTAACTTAAAAGTAGAGGTGCTGTTAAAGGCGGTTGACCAGGCGACCCGCCCGTTTAAAGCGGTGCAGAACGCCAGTAAGGCGCTGTCCGGAGATATCCGGAATTCACAAAACACCCTCAAAGACCTGAATGCTCAGGCCGGAAAGATTGACGGCTTCCGCAAATCCAGCGCGCAGCTCGCCGTCACCGGCCAGAAGCTCAACGCCGCTAAAGCGGAAGCGGCTGCGCTGGCGATTCAGTTTAAAAACACTGCCAGCCCGACCCGCGCCCAGGCGCAGGCCATGGAGTCCGCGAAGCGTACCGCCGCGCAGTTGCAGACCCAGTTCAACGGGCTGCGGCAATCGGTGCAGCGTCAGCGCACCGAACTTACCCAGGCGGGCATCAGCACGCGCACGCTGTCTGACTCTGAGCGCCGCCTGAGAACGTCTATCAGTGAAACCACCGCCCAGCTCAACCGGCAGCGCGAATCCCTGGCACGGGTGAGCGCGCAGCAGGCCAAGCTCAACGCCGTGAAAGGCCGGTATCAGGCGGGCAAACAACTGGCCGGCAGCGTCACCGGCGCAGGGGCGGCGGGGGTCGGGATTGCGACGGCGGGCACGGTAGCCGGTGCCGGGATGCTCAAACCCGGCTATGACTTTGCCCTGAAAAACTCCGAGTTACAGGCGACGCTCGGCCTGGAAAAAGACTCCGCCGATATGACCGCGCTGCGCGCCCAGGCGCGGCAGCTCGGCGACAACACCGCCGCCTCTGCCGATGATGCCGCCGCCGCGCAAATCATTGTCGCGAAAGGTGGTGGGGATAAGGACGGGATCCTGGCGGCCACGCCGACCATCCTGAATCTGTCCCTGGCAAACAAGCGCACCATGGAGGAAAACGCCACCCTACTGATGGGTGTTAAAGCTGCAATGGGTTTGAGTAACGATAATATTGCTCACATTGGCGATGTCATTTCGACAGCTATGAATAAGTCAATGGCTACATTTGATGGTCTGTCTGACACCATGACCTATGCAGCGCCGGTGGCAAAAAGTGCAGGAATTAGCCTTGAACAAACAGCGGCGATGGCTGCCGCCCTGGCCGATGCCAATATCACCGGCTCCATGGCGGGTACGGGAACCAGTGCGGTTATTACTCGCTTACAGGCTCCCACAGGAACGGCAGCCACTGCACTCGGTGAACTTGGTGTAAAAACGGCAGACAGTAAGGGCAATATGCGCCCGCTGTTCACCATCCTGAAAGAAATGCAAAAGAGCTTTTCAAAAAATAAGCTTGGTGACACCCAAAAGGCACAATACATAAAAGCCATTTTCGGTGAGGAGGCAATGAAATCGGCATTAGTGCTGATGGACGGGGCATCTTCCGGCAAGCTCGACAAGCTTACCCAGGCGTTGAAAACCTCGGACGGGAAAACCGAGGCGCTGGTGGCGATCATGCAGAACAACCTCGGCGGCGACTTTAAGGAATTTCAGTCCGCCTATGAGGCGGTCGGCACAGACCTGTTTGACCAGCAGGATTCATCACTGCGCAAACTGGTGCAAACCGCCACCGGCTACGTGCTGAAACTGGATAAGTGGGTGGTGAACAATAAAGTCCTGGCGGACACGCTCGGCAAGGTGGCAGGCGGTGCGCTGCTGATTATTGGTGCGCTGGGCGTGTTTGGCCTGGTGGCCGGTCCCGTTATCAGCGGGATTAATCTGATTGTCGCCGCTGCGGGCGTGCTCTGGACCCTTCTCGGCACGGTGGGCGGCGCGATTGCGACGGTGATCGGCGGCCTGACGTGGCCGATTGTTGCCGTCGGTGTCGCCATTGTCGCCGGTGCGCTGCTTATCCGTAAATACTGGGAGCCGATCAGCGCCTTCTTTGCGGGCGTTATTGAAGGGCTGGGGGTGGCGTTCGAACCGGTGAAAGAGATGTTTGCGCCGCTTAAGCCGGTGTTTGACTGGCTTGGGGACAGGCTCAAAGTCTTGTGGCAGTGGTTCAAAGACCTGATCCAACCGGTGAA